TCATTTTGTTCTTGCCTTTGCTCTTGTATAGTTTTCTCTCCGATCAGTCTTCGAGGGTTGCTACAGACTGGGCATCTTGGATTTCCACAGTCCATTGCTCTCTGTTTTACATAGCGATGTGGACTGGTTACTGGTATTCCATTTGTCTTAGCTATCTTAACTTGCTTCGTTGCTTTCACAGAATCTTTATGTCTGCGTTTAGAATGCAACAGTTTGTCGTTCTCATTTGACATGTTACCTCCTAGTTATCTATAAGCATACTCGCCTACGTTTAAGAGCGTATGGTCGTGAACGTTTAAGGTTACTCTTTCGAGCCGATTGCATCGCTTCTCCTCACAGTAGCTTCATTATGTCTTTGAGTAATCAACTCGTGACTCCCTCTTTAGCGGAGGTTGCGATACTGAAGGATTAGTTTCCATGCGAGTTTGGATTGATTCTTCTTCACGCATGCTTATAGATGCCCACCTTTGGTAATGGTGGTGGGCGACCATTGAAACGAAAACTCACTCGTGCATCTTTCGATGTAGAGGAGCGAGCCATGTTATTCTTTTAATGCGTACAGCAAATCATCTGTTGGTATAATACCAGCGTCGAGTAAGGTGCCCTCTGGATCCATAGTTTCTGCTGCGACAAATCTTAGAGTCCTAAGTTCATCGATAGCTTCACCACGGTCAAAGTCAAAATCTTCAATCAACTTCTCAACAAGCAGATTCATAATGTACTCCTTTAGAGGGTTACGAGTTCATAGTCTTCTTTACTTACACCACATTCTGGACAATTCACATCGTCAGGTAAACTGTTGTAGTCTTCCACTGACAGGATATGTCCACATACTATACAACGGTAAACTTGATCCATCACAGACCTCCTAATACTTGCTTGTATGCGTTTGCGTGACGCTCTTCAACTCTCTTCAATGCTGCGAATCGCTTCTCAGCTTTGATCAACATTGCTTGGAATTGCTCAGCATGTTCTTTAGACTCTTCGATCTGGTCTTTGATCTCTTTCATCCAATGGCTTGCGCCATCTAAACGAGCTTGAATCTCAAACCGAGGATACATCTCTTCGAACTCATACGTCTCACCTTCGATAGCCAAAGTCAAGCAACCCTTGGTTGATGGCTTCCCGATTAACAACTCGAGATGTCCCCAAGCATGTAGGATCTCTTGGTCTGCTGTGTGTTCAAAGTGCTTCGCTACTTCTTCAAATCCTTCTTCTCTAGCAATCTTGGCAAAGTATCTATACTTGATGTGAGCCATAGACTCACCAGCAAGAGCACTCTCAAGATTCTGAAGTGTGCTGTTACTCATTTCTTCTCCATCTCATCTATAGGTTTATAATCTAGATAGTCTCCATACTCACTTCTGTATAGACACGCATCCTTCTCTAATATTTTAACTTCTAAATCGTAATGTAGGATATCATAGTCGACAAATGTATGGTCTTTGTTGTAGATTCTAAACACGTGTCCATCTTCTACACGAATCAAAATGCCACGAACTCCTTTAGCATCTTTAACTTCTCTTATCTTATTCGTCATCCTTGATGTTGTCCTTGAATATATCTGTGTTGTCAACCAAAATATAGATCACTACAACAGCAACTATTAACCAAACCCAAATCATAGCAGTCTCCTCAACTAATTTCTAAGCCTGTATACGTTTCTACTTTAGTTTTCAGTTTCTGAAACGGTGTACCAGGACCATGCTCATCCCACTTCTTATCACCTTTATACTCTAATGCTATGTGTAACATTTCGTGTAACATAGTTTCTGTCAGGTCTTTGTAGTTCTTATTCTTGACGGTGGAGATCTCCATCTGATACGTTCGGAAAGGATCATCCTCAGCATCTTCAGGATTAATCCAACCATAGACATTCTCATCTTTGATTAGATCGAACTCTACACACCACTCTGGAACAACATCTATCTTGAGAGGAACCAGCACAGTCGAGTGTAGATGTGCATACAACATACGACATAGTGCTGATGTAATCTTCATATTAATCCCATAAGTTTAAATAGTACTTGCCGAAAAGTTCAAAACCTTTCTGCTTCCTTTTGTAGTGAGCCTTGAGACCCTTCATGTCGACTTTGAAAGTGTCATTAGGACCTTTCTTCGACTCGTAGAGGGTCGGTTTACCTTCTTTGTCCCAAGCAACAGGCACGGTGATTCTGTCGTGCGTACCGCTGTAGAATTGTTCTTCAGCAGTATCGTCCAACAACTGTTCGAATGCCCAGATCATCTCGTCCATTACAGCGTTCCACTCTTTCTCGCCCTGTTCCATCGCTTCGTCCGAGTCATCCCGAACAAACTGACTAGGAACTCCATGTTTAGTTTCTTTGAGTTGCTTCAACATGGGAACAATGATTTTGGCTAGGGTGTGATCCATGCTCCAAGTGTCGTACTTGTCGATGTGGATGTAGTCTACTCTAGGGTTGATCTTGTTTGCGACGGTGGAATGAATCTGACAAAGCTTCTCCAACCACTTTGGTGGTTCGTGATCAAAAGCGTCGTAGTTCTTCCTCCAAAAGAAAAACTTCTCTAAGATTGTATATGGAGAAATCCAATTGCTTTTGTACTTGCCGATAAAAACTTTCATGACTTCTCCTATAATGTTAGAGTGTATTTACTATGATGAATGTGGAAATGATAGCAAATGCGAGAACTATCACTGTACCTTTGATTCTGTACAAGCGACGCTCATCATTTATTTCTTTCCGCTTGCCATGCTTGCGCATGTATTCTGCTAAGTCGTCACATGGATTCTGATCCATATTTTCTCCTATTTAATTTGTTCGACATGTATTCCTAAATCAGTAAGTAAACGCAACCCAGCAGGATCGCGATAATCAGACCTGTAGTAGAAACGAGAAATTCCAGCAGAGCCAAGGACAGCAGCACAGGGTACGCAACAAGCATGATTACAATAGACAGAAGCACCACTAAGCTTGACACCATGTTTGCTAGCGAAAGCGACAGTGTTAACTTCTGCGTGTATAACTTCTTTTTTAGTAAATCCATTTTCATCCTCACAATTGTTATCGTATCCTGGTGGTGTACCATTGAATCCAGTCGCGACTATACGATCGTCTATGACTGCTACTGCTCCTACCTGTAGACGCTTCGCTTTGGATTCCAATGAGATCAACTCTGCGATTCGCATAAAAGTTTCATGCTTCACAGATCACCATTCTTCTCGATCACGACGTCTTCGTAGGGACCAGTCATGCGACGGTAGAACTCCAACTTGGCACCTTCGAGAGCACCAATTACGTCGTTGTGTTTCTGATAGCGTGCAGAGTACTTGTCACCATTCTCTGATGTTGCTGCGAGATACTGATGACACAACATTGTGATACAGTAGTTAAGCTGTCCAGCTGTCATTGGTTTGACATAGCTAATGTCAACAAATTGGCGACGGTCTTCTTGTAATATGTATGGCATAATAATCTTTCTATAATGGTTGTATCTCAGAAAACAACTCTGGATAATATAATTTAAATGTTTGTTTTGTTCGAATTAGTCCCGATGGCATGTGAATGTAACGACGCTTTGGAACACCTTTACAATTGCTAGGTTTTCCTTTACGATTCTCTGACATCTTCTTACGAACTTCTTCCGAATGCTTTGTCTTTCCGACTGTGATAGCAGAAATCTTTAGCTTTGTTTCTTCAGAGTGATTCCAACCAACACGTTGCTTGGCTTTCTCAGAAATCAGTTTCTTAGTGACTTCAGAGTGGTGCTTTCCGAACATGCCGTTTCTTTCTCCAGTGGACAACCAAGAGCACAAAGCCGAGTTTTCCTCTGGAGTTAACTTCATTCTTTTGGATATCTTTCTACAGGCACCATAGTCTCCTTGAGAGAAATGGATGTCGTAGTGTTCTTGAATAGTACACTCTAGCCAGTTGGATGGCTCGTTGTTGTAATGGTCACCATCTATATGATGAATCTCATACGATCGCCCATTTGGCTCTTTCTTTATCTTTCGATTATGATGTAGTTCAAACAGGCGACGGTAGTTCATCGATAATATTCCTCAACGGCATCAATGCCTTCGTCTAAGGTGTGTACAATTTCTGTAGCATAAAAGTCTACAAATGGATGTACATCTTGATCCTCATCTAGAATGACAATGATAATCTTGTTCTTGGTGTGAGCATGAGCAATCTCTGCAATTGATCCCCAACGACGTCCGCCTTTGGATGAATCTCTAAGATCTGCTAGGATCACACGGCTGTGTGCTATATCTTGTAGGTCGGCTTTTACTACTCGGCGAGCCAAGTTTCTAGTACGCTCTGGACCTACTAAGTGAAGAGGTGCTCTGCGTGTTGGATCTAGTGTCTCAATACCACGCAGTACTAACTTATTGGTTGCCTCTAGTCTCCAACCTCTCATCTGCTCGTTTGTCAGTTGTTCCATTCCACCGCAAAGATATGTAGCTTCTTTTACTGTCATAATATTTCCTTGTAATAGTTATACTGCGAAAGAACTGCCACACCCGCATGTCGATTTGGCATTTGGGTTGTGGATCGTAAACTGGGAACCTTTCAGTCGATCACTAATGTAATCGATAGTAGCACCAGTAAAGTACTGCATACTCATAGAGTCGACGATGAGCTGTCCAATGACAAAGTCGTCATCTTGTTTCTCATCCTCTATGTTGAAACCATAGTTGAAACCTGAACATCCTCCGCCTTCAATGAAAGCTCGGACATACTTTCCTCCATCTGAGAGTACCTCAGAGATCTGGTTTGCTGCGCTGTCTGTGACGGTTAACATTTGCATTTTACCTCGTAATCATGAATCGCTGCTTTCACAGCATCTTCTGCTAGGATAGAGCAATGAATCTTCACAGGTGGAAGTGCTAGTTCCTCCGCAATCTGGCTATTCTTGATGCTACCTGCTTCAGCCAATGTCTTACCCTTGATCCACTCTGTGACGAGCGAGCTTGACGCAATTGCTGAGCCGCATCCATATGTCTTGAAACGAGCATCTCTAATAACACCATCTTCGTCCACCTTTATCTGTAGTTTCATCACATCGCCACACGCTGGTGCGCCAACCATGCCAGTTCCAATTGTTGGGTCTGACTTGTCGAACGAACCTACGTTGCGAGGGTTCTCATAATGGTCGATAACTTTATCTGAATATGCCATATCAACTCCTCAATTTCATCAGTCCAAGTCTATTGAACAACTTGAACCACATCCAACCTATGTCAAACTCCCACCACTTTCTACTCAGCTTTGGATTTGCTGGGTTCTCGTGATGATTGTTGTGTAATTCTTCACCACCGATAATTACTCCTAGTGGCGAGAGATTTGTGGAACGATCTTTAGTGTCAGTGTTCCTGTAACCTAGGAAGTGTCCTAAACCGTTCACAACACCAGCAGCCCAGAAAGGAATCCAGATCATCTGAATCAACCAGATAACGATACCCCAACCATGGAACAGTAAAGTGTTGATCACAAGAAGTGACATTACTCCTAGCAACTCGTGCTTCGAATATAGATTCTTCTCAATCCAGTCGTCAGGTGTTCCTACTCCGTACTGTTTGACCATGTCATCGTCACCTGATGCTGCGGCATAGTAAAACGCACCACCAAATAGAATCCTCCAGATGCCCTCATTCACAGGGGAGTGTGGATCATCCTTCAGATCACAGAACCTATGGTGCTTCCTGTGGATAGCAACCCACTGTTTAGTGACCATGCCTGTAGTTAGCCATAACCAAAACCGCATGAAGTGCTCTAGATACTTGTTGAAGATAAAGCCACGGTGGGCTTGTCCTCTGTGTAAGAAAAGAGTGACACAAACAATGGTGATGTGAGTCGTCACCAGTAGATAAATTAACTCTAACATTATACACCTCTCAGAGTGTGCATAAGCTGTGAAAGTAAGTCTTGAGCTTTGTGGTCTCTAGAGTCCGCTCTGGCTTCTAGATAGGGTAAGATGTGATCTACAACAAAGTTGCCTAGCTCGATATTCTCTTCTGCTAAGTTGTTGTACATCAGATCTTGCTCGTGAAATATTTGTTCAGTTAAATGTTTGACCTTCTCCAAGCAACATCCTTTAGAGCAATTCAATCGTCGAAAATCTGTCGCCATGCTATACTCCTGTAAGAAATCAATCGAGGACACTCGTTAGAATGCCCTCTCAGATTACTAACCAAACAACAAATAAAATCCTACTGCTGTAAGACCGATAGCTAGTATGCTAAGTGCTTGGAATTGTCGATAGCAAAACTTATCTTCAATCTTAGGCTTTTGCATTTTTAGTCCTAGTCTTCTTTACGCTACCTGGCATCTCTAGTCCAAACTGCTTCAGTACCTCTGGCATCTTGACTTGGGTAGTCGTGACGGTGGTAGTGACGTTAGGACCTTTGAAAGTGATAGTCACTAGGTCATCGCTTTGAGTTACAATCGGCATTACTTGCATTTGCTTGAAACTCTCGATTGCTGCTTCGAATCGATCTTCAAGTTCACGCAATGATGTTTCAAAGTTTTGTTTCGTGTTGAAAAAGTCAAACATTAAATTCTCCTAAATGGTTAAGTCTGTATGGCGAAATGCCATTAGCTCTTCTTATGATATATAGAGGGTTTCTTGTTGAGGCTATATACTTTGATGTCACCACCAGAGTATAGATCCACTTGACATGCTGCCCATACAGCATCTTCGACGGTGTGACCTAAACGAATAGCTCCAAGAGCAATATTCTGTCCACATCCAATTCCGTCTTGTTTGTCGATCTTATAGAATTCTAGAGACTTGTCTGAGATAAATATCCCATCCTCGTTCAGAACCATAAAGTCTGCATCGTTATCTGCGTGGATATCTGGTTTGTCTTTATCCTTTTTGCCGTTCTTATACCATTCGACGACTTTTTGGATAGAGCTCCAATCACCAGCTCCACCAATGTATCCTTCGGGGATCTCGAACACTTTATCTACATTCAGATTTTTACTGTTAGAGTCCTCGTCGGATACTTGGCTGTCAGTTACAATGATCATACGTTTTGCGTCACCAATCATTACTGTCATTTTTTAGTCTTTCTTATATGAATTTGCTACTTCGATGTCTATTACTAATTGTTTCAATCTGCTGATTGTGTCAGCATCAGGTTCCCTCTCAAGAAACAAGATGATACCTGGTAAAACAAAAGCTTCCTGCCAAGTTTCAAGATCTTCAAGATGAAAGCTACTCATTACTTTCCCTCCCTGTGCGTTACCAACCAAAGCCAATAATTTAAGCCAGTAAAATCTAACTGCTTAGAGTAAAGTTTGTCTCGATATTTGAAACCGAAACTCTCAAACCGCTCTTTGATATTGGTTTGCTCTGATCGGACATAATGCCACTGTGGGTTAGTGATGTCTGGTACTATTCGATGCTCGATTGTTGCATGTTCCATGTTTTAGCTTCCTTATAAAGTTGTTGAAATTTGGTTTGCTGCTTCAGTATTAACTGCTCGTATCCTGGTGTGTTCCCAGAGTATCTCCTCAGATTCCCTTTGAACTCCACTAGGATGTCAGTTCCTACTTCGATATTGTGCTCTGGATCAAAAGCTAATGCCTTGCATTTGCTATGGTCTGGAAAGCGTTTACAGTGCATAGGCACCATGACTTGCATTAGACCTGTAGCTCCGCTAGGGTTTCTAGCATTTGGATTGAAACGAGACTCTACTGCGATGATACTAAAAACTCGCATTGGGTCTAGATTCTTTCTCTCCGATACTTCGAACACATGTTCTACAATTTGACTGGCGTGACTGGTCTTGTACGTCTCTTCGATAAATGTTACGAACTTATCTCGGATAGTAATCTCTTGTGCTATAGTGGCACTAGGAGCAAGAGCAGCAATCAGCAATACAGTAATAAAGTTTCTCATAGTAATTCTCCTTGTAGGAGCTATTGTTTAGATATCTTGTCCAACTGCTTCTGGACTTTCTTGACATAGTTTGAGACCTTTGGAGAGTAGTCAAACTCATCCGAGGTTTCGAACTTTACAAGCATATCTACGAGTTTCTGAGTCATCTCGATTAATTTCAACTGCTCGGCGAACCTAGCAGAGTTTGCATCGATAGTCTTCAGACCCTCAACAAGAGCTGATCTAAGGAAGACGTCCCAAAACATATCACGTTGTTCTATATCTAGATCAATTGTTATGGTTGAGCTTCCATCAGGATTATCCTTGATGTCACTTACCATACACGTGTGGTTTTGGAAAACTTCTGGATTACTTCCAATAGTTTTATACTGAGATTCTTTGGTGATCTCTTCAAGTCTTTTCTCGCGATCGGACTTAGCGGATGTCTTCTTAGTTGGCACTTAGATTCTCCTTGTATTTTGCAAGTTCAATACGACATTGTGCTGCGAACGTGCTATTACGAGAAGTAAATAAGATTCGATTAAGTGCTGACCGCAATTTGATGTCAGTTTCAGCTTTGGCAATTGCCTCGCTTAGTAGTGGCATAAATGAGCTGTCAAAGTTATGAAGCACCGATAATGCCTCTGGCAATGAAATCACTAGAGCTTTCCTAGCGGATTCAACTACTTGAGGTGGGAGTGCTTCGCGTTCTGTGGTTTGTGTCATGTCATTACTTTCTTATTTAAATGGGTTTTCTTCTTTTGGTTTTCTCTTAGATTTCTTTATCGTGTTCTGCTCGGGAGCTTTTCCGATAGCGAAATCATATGGAAGATACCAATCTAATGCTTCAAGTTGATCTACTAGCCACTCTTTTGTGAGAGGGTTTGGAGTCCAACGAGGTGTTGCACCATGCGAATGAAAGAATTCTCTAAGATATTGCGTAGTTAATTCCTCCAGACTGGCTTCCCGATTTATTGAGATGCGAGCTACAGCACTCTTTTCAGGACGTTTCAGATCGTACATAATGTTCCTCCTCTTAACTGGAGCGTCAGAGGGATTCCACAGCATTTGAGCCGTTTTGTGTTGAAGGGTACAGAGGGGTCTAGTTTAGACTTGATCGCCCTGTGGTGGGTCTGAGGGGACTCCCCAGCATCGTTTCCGAAGTTCCTTTGCTCTCAGTCTTATCTCAGGATGAACCAGTAGTCCATACATATCTGGATCTACAATATCATCTAGAAATAATCTTAGTACTAGCAACTGTTCTTCTTTAGTTAGATCTGAGGAGCATTCAGTGATAGCTACTACTGACTTACAGTTGTAGTATGTCCAAAAGTCATTGTTCATTTTTCCTATCGTCGTTCCATTGGTTTTCCTTGTTCACCAAATTCGACACCAGATGGACTATCTTGAGATCTGGATGGATGCTCTTGATAACTTCAATCTGAACTTCGTCGTCTTCGAAATGAACTCCTATATCATATCCTTGTTGTTTTAGTTTTTGTATGATGATAGCTTTGTGAGCACCTGAGGATTCCCGAGTTTTCTGATCGAAACGTATTGGGTTGAAATGTACAGGATTGAAAATGCCACGGTCACGCAGCATCTCCAATGTGTACTCTTCCTCGTCAACACTGCGACCAGTGATAATGTGATCATGTACACCTGGGAACACACCTGTTAGATCTGATCCCAAGTAAATCACACCATCAATATCGAAAGTGTTGATTCGTTTCATTCGTAATCCGTTTCACCAGCTTGGAAGGTGTAAGCTAAATTCTTCGCCTTCGGTTTGTTGATGGTGCGTTGAGCTTCTGTGAGATCTGTGTACACTCGACGAGCAAGTGCGTCACACTCCCATTTAGCATCTTCGGTCTTCAACTGCAACGGTGGCGTTTTCTGTGTCCATGCTGACGGTCCTCGTAGGAAACCTACAATGCCCATCTCAGACGCAACTTTACAGAAGCGAACTGCAGACACAACTACACCTCCAGAGTTAGGAGAATCTTGAACTGACAATCGTGCTGTCAACTCATAGCGTGCTCCGCCAAATCCATAGGCAACGATATCTAGATTCGCAACTTTATTGTCTGAACCTACATATGTTCCACCAGGTTTTTGTTGGACGGTTAGAGAAGGACCAGCATATAAAGTCATGCCAGCTGTAGACTCATCACGAACAATGTTCTGTCCCTTGAGTACGTTCTCTTTCGATACGTGCTTGCTGTGGAGACGCTCTTGCTTCGACATGTTCAGGAAGTCAGTGTTAGCTGTGCGACCTGTGCGAATGTTCTCTTGACCTTGTGTAGAGCCACACGCCATGTTCATCTGAATGTGTTGAGTTACCATGAGACCAGAGTCTAACATAGCACCTTGCAATACTTCAGACAATCTTGACGCACCCCATGCAGATCGCATATCGCTACCTACAATGGTCAGACCCTTGTCGATGAAGAGTTGTTCGACACGCATAGTTTCTTTGGTCTCAATCACGGTTGGGATACAGTTCACAAAGTGAACACCTGCTTCCAATGCAACTTCAATCCAGAATTGCGTAGCCTTCTCTGAACCAACAGGTAAATAATTTACTAGAACATCAACTTTAGATTCTTTCACTTTCGTGACAATCTCGTTGAAGTCTAGAGCAGTAGCCGCACCAACTCTGAATGATACTTCACTAGGGAAGTCTAACATGTGTGGAGCTAGACCATCCATCGTAGGTGCAGAGTACACCATTGAACCTTTAGGAATGACGGTGTCATCTAACTCTTTGACATGATCCATTGCGCAGTTTGGTTTTGCACGCAATGCTTCAGCGAGAGGTTTGTTTACTTTGCGACGGTCAATATCAAAACCAATGACAAAGTTAAGATCACTGGCTAAGTATCCGCCAATGCTTTCATACATGAGACCAACTTTATCTTCAGGATTTTGACTGTAATACTGACAGCCCTCTACTAGGGACTTCGCACAGTTACCAACACCGATAATTCCTACATTAATTCTATTCATACTTTTCCTTCAAGTTATTTCAGTTTATAGTCATTGGCCATCACGGAATTGCGATAGAGTAGGACTTTGTGTAAGACCAAAGCCACGGTTGTGGCAATGGTTTCGTCCATAAGGACTCATCAGTTACACTAAAAGAATGTATACCCAGATCGAAATCTCTCTGGTATGTCTTTCTTAGTTTCTTTGAACAAAAGATACTTATCAGTTTCACACATAATATTCTGCCAATCTTGAGCACAAAGCTTAGGAATGTTAGAGTCCAGTGTCGGCTCCACAGCAGCTATCATATCTTGCAACTTTTCTAAGAAATTGTTTTGTTTGATTTTGACATCAGGATAAACTCTTTGCAATCCTCTCAAAGAACCTGGTCCTGGTGTAGCCCAAGTCCACCAGTCTACAGCTTGGTTGAGCACAATTGTGTGTTTCAAATCAGCAATTATCTGACCAGCCATAAAATTACCAATGCCTTTTACACTTGTTAAAACTCTACATGCGTTCTCTAAGGACTCGTCGTAAACTTGAGAGCGTAAAGAATGGATTGCTTCAACTCTTTCAGCAACTCCTCTGTAGATGCTCATTCCTGGTGTTGGTCTGATAAAATATGCACGGTTGAATGGAGCAACATGATGTGAAACAAAACAGTCTTGAAGTTTGTTTTCTATCGCATCTGCAGTAAACACTAGTGGGTATCCAATTATATCTAAAGCATCTGTTCTATTGGTATGTCTAGCCAATGCTGCGGCACCGACTAGAGTTTCTTTCGGTTTGTTCTTCAACCAATCAAGAACGTATCTAGAAACTTTGTCGTCTTGTCGTCTGACATTACAATACCTAAAGCCATTGAACATTGGGTCCGAAGACCAAGGGAACTCTTTACCAGCTTCCTTGTTCTTCAGAACTTTCCATCTTTCGTTTACCCAGTATGTGACATGACCAGTGTTCATTGCAATCTCGCTGGTACTGGCGCACCAATCTGTCTTAGATAATCTAAGTTCAGATTTGGGTCTTTCCAACTAGGATGATCTGCATCTTTCCATTTGAGATACTGTACAGGTCTGTACTTATGTCTCACGGCTGTCTGTTGATCTTTCGTGTAGAAATTATCCCAATCAGAATCTAACAGCTCAATGCTCTCAGACTTTGCTTTGAACAAATCCAACTCTATATGAGCGTTTGGCTCGTCACGGTAGAGGTGGTGAGTGTTCAAGTTCATACCTTGATGCATCACAACTTTGAAGTAGTCTGTGTGATATCCATAGTCGTGCAGAGCAGGACCCTTGGCCATCAGACCAGTTACGTATGGCTTCCAGTCGATAGCACCACCAATGTCATTATAATCTGACCAGTGGTTCTTCAACATTTGGTATTGATCTGCCAATTCGTTACTCGTCCAGAATGTGAACTCTTTAGGCTTGCCGTTGTTACCTTGAGCAGTCTTTCTGTATTCACACTCCACAGATTCGAAGTTGTACACGTCTGCATGAAATGGAATTCTCTTGTTCATGTATGTGAGCAATTCGACAGTGTTCTCTTCCATCATTCTGATCTCTGTGTCGTTCACCTTATACTCTGGTGCACACAAATCTTCACGGTTGAATAGATAGCACATTGCCTTGAACTGAGACCACGTTCCAGACTTATCGTACAGTTGTTGATCCCAATGATCGATGTCCCAGTCAAAGAACTCGTATAGAGTTTGTTGAGCGAGCCAACCTGTCATCCTACCAATACCATAAAACTCAGTGATGCCACGGTTGAGACGATAGTAGTTATCTCTCGTGTTCCCTTGGTTCGCTAGGTCTCCTAGATATTGATACAGACTGCCATTGCCAATCTTAGACTTGATACTCTTGATAAATGCTGGGAACTTCTTCAGTCCCCACTTAGTGTCTTTAGAGTATTTCATCCTTTGCCAGTTTCTATTGTGCCATTCCTGTAATACATCGTCAGGTGTGTTCAACAGATCTGGGAAAGTCTGCATCGTGATCATCGCAACGTGGTTACGGTAAGACTGTCCAAAGATCATAGCATACAGAGCTTTATTGTCATTGTCCATGCCTAGCATGTCAGTGATCACTTTGCCTGTGTGATGATGATCTAAGTCTCCCTCCACACTGCGAGCAGCATAGATTCGAGAGAAGGCTTCGAGACGGTTCTCTGGTAGACGCCAGTCTCTAGCTTGGATAATGTTTGACATCTGCTTCTCCGAATGGTTGCTCATAGATTACATGCTTGACTTGATCCTTCAGATGTTTCTTTAGTTGAACTATAGTTTTCATCTTTACAGACCACATCCCAGTTTGTCTGGTTAGCGACGGTTGGTTGTACCATTTAGACATCTCTCTGACATTCGCATACATATGTTCAGTTTGAACTCGAGTTATGTCTGTAGCTTCAGATTTCTCACCACGGTCGCCTGATGCTTGCATGCCACCAGGTCGTTTACCATAGCCACCAGCATCTCCAACGACTACACCATGGAAAAGTAGGATTGCTCCATCTCGTTCCAACACTTGAGATGTCCGACAGACATCGTCATTGTGCTTCAACCACGGTGGAACTTTGTGATGCTCCTGTGGGAAACATCCCCAGACTTGACTCATGAGAAATGGTTTGATCTCAGCGAACGCATCCTTCTTCCATAGCATGTTACCATCTATAGAAAATGAACAGGCTGTGATACCAAACTTCTTCATCTCAGTAGCAGCAAAGTCCACATACTTTTGGAAATCCATAGGTACTGGAGACTTTGCATTGTCTAGATATGGAGGATGGAAAGTGCCCTTGTAGGAGACATCATCATCGAATTGGAACAGAAGCATGTCCTGTCCCATATAATAATCGACAATAAAGTTTCCTACAGCAGCATTACCAATCACACCAACTACAATATCTTTGACCTCATACTCTCCAGTCAAAGATTGCTCATACAGTTGCTTCTCTTCTTCATTCGCAACAAAAACTACAACGTTGTCTTTGAGAGAAACTCCCATCTTACACAATGAAGATAGGGCTTTCTTCTTTATCAGATCGTATCGTTTGTAGCTCTTGATCGCTATAATGTAATCCATAATGCTCCTCATCATGTTCTGGTGACCAATGTTTCACGGTTGCAGTTTCTTCGTCGTATAGGGAATGATCTAGAATCTTGGCCATGCGTGCCATTCGCAACGCATACTCCTCATCCAAACCAGCGTTCACATACGCTTCGACAACTGTGTTCCAATTGATGCCACCTTTCTTCAGAATTCCTTCGGCACGTTTACCACCGACACCAGGAATTCCATCGTAGCCATCAGTCTTGTCTCCCATCAGAGTTTGCATGTAGAACCACTTACGAGCATCTTCAATGTTGATTTGATGCATCTCATCTTTGGGACCATTGATCCCAAGTTTGAAGAATCGTCCTGGAACACCCATCATGTCCTTATCGAGCGACACAATAATGTACTTACCAGGATAGCGTGTAGCGAGAATGCCCATGCAATCGTCCGCCTCTAAACCAGGTCGAACGTAGTGTGGGTACTTATCCATAGCCCACTCTTTCAGAGCTGTGTATCCTAGTGGTTTGCGACCCTTACGGTTAGACTTATAGTCTGGATTCAAATCCTTCCTAAAGTTTCTACCATGTGTGAAGCATAATGTGAATTTCTCCACACCTGTTCCATGTTGATACTTCTTCAGAAGTTGTTCGAATATAGCTTTAGCAGCTTTCAGATCTGTATCAAGAGTCCAAAGATCTCTGTCCCACTCGATCTCTACTTCAGATGAGATACACGCTTGGTAGCATGTGATATCTGCATCAATCAGTAGTTCGTCATAAGTTCCGTTCATCAATGTAATCCACCTTTCAGACCTTCGGTCTCTAACTCAAGCTCTCTTGCGATATTCCTGAGTGTTGCTATTAGAAGAATTGTTTCTTCTCTGTATTGAGGATCTAAACTAGAGTCGTGTTTGTTGCGACGGTAGTCTAAATATTCTTCGAACACTTGTTCCAATCGCTGAGCAACTGGTGAGACTGGCACTCCATCAATATTGATATCGATTACCAGTTCACCTTCTTCAACGAAAGGCATAATGTGGACGTGCTTGATTTCCATATTTATCCTTGGTTAGTGTACCGACGGTCGGCTTCCGCAGCGAAATCCATCTCCCACTGCTCTATCGTTCCAGTCGTGAATCCATCATCGCTGATTTGTCTACGCAGAACTTCGTTCAGTGTTGCGAATGGGACATCTCCACCATGGAATCTAGACTTGTAGTCCGCCTGTTCAGCAGCTTTGGAGGCTTCGATCACTAACAGCTCACGCTTCTTCGCTAGATAGTGCATCGCTTTGTCAAGATCCTCTATTGCCTTCTCAGGACCTCCCTTACGACCGAGTCGCCAGAGGTATTTAGTTGCATTACCTAGCAGATAGTCCCAACCCATGCCTACAACGATATCCCAATGATCTGGTAATCCGTTGGCATTCTTGTAATGGGCACCACCGACTTGCTTATCGTTAGCACTCATTATCGATTGTCTCCAGATCCTGATAGCACGGCTCGCTTCATACGGCTAGCGAGTTTGTCTAAGTTCATCTGAGCGACTTCTTCAAGAGTGAATCCTAATTCTTGCGCTGCTAGAGTTACGCACCAGAGTACGTCTCCGAGTTCTTTAGCGACTTCTACACGATCAACTTCGGTATTGTCACGGACTGCTTTAGCATACTTACTGGCAATCTCACCAGCTTCGCCTGCGATATTCAACACTGCATATGTAATGTCAGCTGTTGGTAGTTTAGTGCTCATAGCACCTAATTGATACTCATTAAGTTTCATGTACGACTCCTGTAATAGGTTGTGTAAGACCACGACTCTCCCGAGTGGTGGTTTCGTCCATTAGGACTCATCAGTTACACTATTGAGTTACTGTGTCTGGATTAGTCAGATCTTGACCATGTCCAATGATTTGCTCTGGTGTCTTCAGACGACGTTGCAACCATTCAATGGATGCTGTCTTGAAGTCACACTGTGACATATACTTCTGTAACAAGTTGATAGCACCAAAGGTGTCACCAGACTTGTGTTGTGTATACGCAAAGTACAACGGTTGAGCTACTCTAGTAAATGATTGATTAGAATAGTTCTTTGCTGTGCTCTCAGGATACTCACAGAAATGTGCACACTCCGATAAGAATGTATCCGCATCGTTCACGAGTGGGAACGGTTGGTTGTCTATCTCAGTGTAAGGATCGTTGACTCGGATCGCACCTAACATCACATCGTGACGATATCGCTCTACAAGTTTAGTCCAAGCTGGAAGATCAGTGTACACATGCATACAATTGGAAACTTGATAGTAGTGTCCTACTTTCACTCCAACTGCTGCTGCGACATACTCTTGAATCATAGAGAAGTGACTCTTGTTCGCACCTAGAGCTCCCCAGATCAAGTCGTTGCTACGGTTGAACACTGTAAGATGTAACTTACCACCACGAATCTTGAAGACCATTTGCGTATTGCAAGCCTTATCCTTCGTGATCTTGTTTAGATCTAGTGTACACCATAGTTGAACAACTGCCTGACGAGTGTCGTGATTCTGACGCAACTGGTTGACAACCTCTCTCAACTGGTCGAATCCGAAATGATTTCTCATACGGAATCCATACGCAGCATTGAAAGTCTTACCATCGTCACTGAAGTTTGCCATGTTCTTGACAATCTTTGCGAGGAACGATAAGTCGTTTCTACCAGCTAGCATCCACAGTCCTTCAAGATAATTGAAGAATGGATTCTCATCACGAATTGGACAAAAGATCTGTCGCTCGAGAGGCTTTAGATATTCAATGGTTGTGATACCATCAAACTCTAATGTAGGACCATTACGAGATGCCTGTGGAAAGCCACTGTCCAACGCATGGTTGATCATTAGTGGCAATCCGACATGGGCATTCTTAACTGATACTTGCATTGCAGAACTCCTTCACGAGGTTGTCTACATAGGTGTTGCAGTTATCACGGTCATCGTACAATACATTCATACGACTATCCCACTCACGCCAAGTTGTGCTTTGCTTCTTCACAGTGCGGAAATAATTCTGCCTGTCAGCGATCTGCTGTTCTGTGAATGGCTCAGTACGACCTGTGCGAGCAATGGCGGATTCAATCATAACGTCGACAGAAGTGTTCAGTAACACCATGTGACAGTCATGACCAGCATCCAACTGTGGCTTCAAGAATTCCTTCCACGGCTCTATCGAACCAGTGGCACGGACTCCCTCGCAGATGACATTACCTTTCGGTAACAACTCTGCAACCAAACGTTGTGTCTCTTCTTTGCTCTCGAGAGAGTCGAGACCGCCATAGATAACTCGATACGAACCTAGGATGTAGGTGTTGATCTTTGGCAGATAACTGTACAACACACGCTCAGTCTTAGACCGTGCTGGTCGTAAAGTGTCTACTGTAGGACCATACTTCTCGATCAAGTTACGGATGATTGTAGTCTTACCAGAGGCATTTCCACCTCGAATTTGTACAAATGTACTCATATCAAATCTCCAAATTTACTGTTCTGAAAGTTAGCGAATATCTCATACTGCTGTCGTTAGATAAAGCTGGGACATCGTGTTGCATCAGACTGTTAGCATTACCATCGAACAGGATTATTTCACCATTCTGAGTTATGTAATGATCTACCATATCATCGCTATTCCATTTCACTCTAAACAATCTAGGTGATCCGAAACTTAGATTAATAATTAGATCATCTGGACCTGTTATCTCATCGACATGATAGGGAATTCCTAGCTTGCCATCTGGATACTGTCCGATTAACACATACTCAACTTTGATGTTGAATCTGTCCTCAATGTCTTTCTTGATTGCACTCACCACTGGAGAGGTCTCCCACGGTGAACACTTCAGAGTCTTACCAGCGTAGTAGAAATCTGAGGTTCCAAAACCTTTGGTTGGTCTTCCGATCAACTTACGGTTTGTCTTTGGATCCCAACGTTCAACTGGAGGATCAAACTCGAAGTCTGGTGTAAATTGAAAATCTGAAGGATAAAACTTAAGATGTTGTAGTCTCATAATTTCTCCTCAATGAGTTTCCCACCAGTCTTTACCGATCTTAGCTTCTGCTCCGACAGGAATACGAACACCAAGAAACTCTCCAGCTTCTAGTGCAGAGTCTACAGCAATCTTGGATACCAACTCAGCATGTTCCTCTTTGACGGTGATCTGTTGCTCGTCGTGAACAAACGCTGAAATCCAAAAGTCTTTGCCGTTTACTAGTCCTGCTTTCTCACAGTTCTTCTCAGTAGTAACTACCCACTGTTTAGCTATGATAGCTGCGGCACCTTGAAGTAGACTGTTGATCGCACCATGACCAGATCGAACTGGTAACTTACGACCATCTAAAGCAAGAACATAACCACGCTCTGAAGCCTTCTTCACTTTCTCTGAGAACGTACCAAATGCTGGCAAACTTGTGAAGAATTTCTGCTTCATCGATTTACCTTCTTTGGTTCCACCACCTACGATGGCTCCCATCTTAGCATCGCCTGCTCCATATAGGAGTGCGTATGTGAAAGTCTTAGCCACGTCGCGGGACGGTAGACCTGCTGCTTCCATTGTGCGTGTGTGTACATCACCATGCATAATCTCATTGGCATAATCACCATTGTCATATGCTGCTAGATAATGTGCCAAGCAACGCAATTCGATACCAGACAAATCCACACCAACTAGTTTGTAACCACCAGGTACTGTGAACAACTGACGGATCTCTTTGCCGTATGGTTTACGAACAGAAGGAATCTGTGCCATGTTAGGATAGCTATGAGTAGCACGACCTGTATGTGCACCATTAACATTCATACGACCATGGATGCGACCGTTGCGAACTAAACGCAACCAAGCATTAGAACCTTCACCTAACATACCAATACGCTTCTCTAACATAAAGTAGACAGCAAGCTTCTTGGCTTCGGGATAGTCGAGAGCGTTTAGAATTTCTTCGTTGATCTCAGCTTTCCCACTAGGTGTAAATTCTGTAGGTTTCCAGTCGTAGTTCTTCTTGAACCAGTACGCAATGTGATCTCGAGATGACGGATTGAACTCAATGACTTGGTCTTTGAGTGGTTTGCCTGTCTTCTCAGATGTGCGTTTGATAGTTCGAGTAGGGAACACTGTCACGAGACTCTTGCGAATCTCCTCGCGCTGTTCTGCCAGATCGGCATACATTTCGGAGGCAGCTTTCTCGTTGAATGTGAAACCATTAATCTCCATGCGAACAGCTGTCTGTTGCATCTTAGTTTCAATCTCGAGTGCTTTCGGTGATATGTTCTGAGACACTAGATACTTGTACAGTTGTACAGTGGTCTTGTTGTCTTGAATACAATACTCTAACATTTCAGGGGAGTAAGTTTGCCAGTCTCCAGCATCGAAGTCGCCTTTATGCTCTCCGATCCTTTGACCCCAAGCCTTCAGTGTGTGCGAACCATACATTGCTGGTTCTAGACCTACAGGCTTTACTCTGAAGTCGTGATTCCTGATATCTTGATATGCTAACTTCGCCATAATCAAAGTGTCGCTAAGCTTCACTTCGGGATTAGGCTCCCACTTGAATAGTTTGTTTAGAACAGGGATGTCATAGTCAATAATGTTATGACCCACTAGTTCTTCTGCTTGTGACAGCAGTTTGAGACCTTCTTTGATCTCCATGTCACCAACATAACTATTAATCTCGTCAGTGTCCACGTTATGGATTACCATACAGTGTGCTTTTGTCACCTGTAGATATAATCCATTAGTCTCAATGTCAAATGCTAATTTCAATACGTTCTCCTAAAAGAGTAACTGTTGTCTAAAATCCATCTATAGAATCTACTGCTACTGTGTAGTTTGAGAGTCGTCCAGAGAATGGGTCGTATGACATCTTGCCACACTTACCTACTTCTCCTGTGAATCGATTCTTCAATACACGGATGGTTGTTACGTTTGCATCTCCATTGTCTGATTGTTGATTTCTTTCGAGACCAATCACCATGTCTGAGAGCTGTCCAATCGCTGCTGATCCTCGCAGTTGAGACAAAGAAGTCTCAGCTCCGTTCTCATGTCCTTCGCCCATAGGTCTGCGAAGATGCGACACCAGAATCAATCCGATACCTGTCTCTTCAACCAGTGTGCGTAACATGGTCATAGCGTTGTCAATCATGCGTCGTTCGTCGCCATCACCTAAACCAGAAACTAGGATGGACAAGTGATCTAGGATCACCCATTTACACTCTAAACCTCTAGCCATGAATCGAACTTTGTTCAACATGTTCTCAACTTCAGACGAACCGAAGTGGTCATACATAAACAAATTGTCGTTGGCGATGATCTTGTCGTATGCCTTGCGAAATTCCTCAGGAGTGACACCTGCACGACTGATATGTAAAGGTCTGTTCAACTCAATACCCATCAATCCTAAAGCTGTCCTACGAGGATTCTCCTCTAGCATAATCATGCCGACCTTCTCTTCTTTCTTGATGAGGTGACATGCTAACTCACGAACGAATGCAGATTTACCTACACCCGAACCAGCAGTTACAGTGACAAGTTCTCCCTGTCGTAAACCACGGGTTATTCTGTTGAGTCCTTCGAATGGGTAGTCGACGGTGGAGATTACATCTTCTCTACTGACAACATCCCACAGATCTTTACCAGACACAATTCCATCTGGTCTGTAGGATTGTGCACCCCACATTGCATCTTGAAGATCCTTGACTCTACCAGCCATGAGCATCTCATTCGCATCTTTCATAGGCAAATGAGCAATCTTACATGTACCAGGTTTCAGAAGTTCTGCGCATTTCTTTGCAGCTTCTTGACCAGGTTCATCCATGTCGAACATGATAATGATTTCTTCGAAACGCTCTAGCCAGTCTAGATTCTGACGGAAACATCTGACAGCTCCCTGTGCACCATTAGGTACAGAGACAACTGGCCACTTGTTTCCTTGAACCTGCGACATAGACAATGCGTCGATCTCACCTTCAGTCACAACGATCTTACGACCGATCAACTTTTGGTTCTGACCGAAGAATGGTAACTTAGCACCATTACCGATGATCTCAAAGTTCTTCTGTTGGTCTTTCAACTTGACAGCAATCAACTCGCCATCTTTGTAGTATGGGAACGCTTGTACGACTTTGCCGTTGTGCTTCCCTACTTTAACTCCAAACTTCTCTGCTGTCTCCAATGAAATGGATCTGGCAGATAGAGGCTTCACTGTCCACTCTAAGAATGGCTTCAGTGATTTCTCAACTTCTTTCTTTGATGCTGCTTTCTCTACGCCACCTGTAGCATTTTTATGGATGCCACAAGCGAAACAGTAGGTGTGCTGATCTGCATACACAGCGTTAGCGTCTGAACTCCCACACGCATCACACGAGGTGTGGTGTAGAAATTCTGCTTGTTCTTTATCTTGCATTTAATTCTCCAAGTTAGAAACACTCTAACCCACTCGTAAGAATGGGCTAGGTAAATCAACTTTTCTTTGGTTCCAACAGCCATGCATCTGGAATAAATCTATCAGCATATAAGAATCCATGCTTGTCGCACCAATCCGCATATGTAGTCTTAGAGGCTTTGCTGATCTTAGATCGAGAGCCTGTGAATACAAATCTGATATCTAAGTCTGGATGCTGTTCCTTGATCAGAAGGTGCTTCTGACGGTCATCGACCATGAAGCGACCCTTCGTCTCAATTATAATGCCATTGTGAAGGACAAAGTCTGGAGTGTAACGACTTGCTTTCGCTGGCTTTAGATACTTGATAGTGATGTTCTCATACTCAAATGGGATTTCCATCTGTGTCAATTGCTCAGCTATCTTCTCTTCAAGTCCAGAGCGAAATCCATATCGCACTCCAATTTGCTTAAAACTCTGCTTCTTCGCCTTCATTCAGAACTTCCTTCTTGGTGGGAGTGCTATCAACGTCATCTTCTACTGCGAAGCCTTCGCCTTCATCACCAAACAAGGACTTATTGCCGAACTCTACGAGCTCGATAATCTGAACAGCGTTCAAGTACAGTGCGACACCAGTGTTGATGCCTTTGTCGTATGGGTTGATACTAGCGTTCACCTTTACGATAGAACCGCCACCAATCTTCAAGTCATCCGTATTCTTGATCGGTTGACCTTTAGAGTTGAACAGGCGAGGTAGGTTCTTAGACTTGAAGGTGATAATCGTGTTACCCTCTTCGTCTTCTTTGAATGGGAAAATTGCTTTTGCAATCTTCTTGTTCCCAAACTCATCTGTGAACTTCTCTCGAACCTTGTCACAGAACTCTTGCACTTCTTTGTCATCACTGGGAACAGATAATGAAATCTTATAGACTCCCTCAGGACTCCATTTAGTATCTGGTCGTGTAAGCCATGGGTACATTGCAATGCCCTTGGGCGATGTGATTCTTTCCAAACGATCTGCCATTTATTGATTTCCTCTCGAATAATGGTAAAGCATAAAAAAGCCCAACCTAGTCGTTAGTTAGGAAGGGCTGTGGATTAAGCAAACAGTTGACGAAGCTGAACAGCTGTCTCTAAGTTTGCTCGTTGAACGCTAGTTAGTTTAGCTTCTTGGTCTCGTGTACCAAACGGTAACGAGTAGAATGCCTTACCACCACGCATTGTAGTGAACACTTTATGACCACGCTCACGAAGTTGAGATACAACTTGTGGGACATGCTTCACATTGTATTTCTCAGCGATCTCACTGGCTGTTACACCGATGACTGGGTCTGCACCCATGATAGCTTTGATTACGAAGTGTTGATTCTGTGACATAGTATTACTCCATTTCAGGTTGAGACGTATACACCATGTATGTTGTCTAAGACCGCATCTCTGCGGTTTCGTCCATTGAGGACTCGTCAGTTAGACTAGGGGTGGGCGATCGATCACAATGTGTGAACCAGCACCAGCTACGACGGTGGCATCTGCTTGCGCAGTTGTCGAAGTGGTAGTAGAGTTGTTGTTATCATCGTCCTCGTCAGAGCTCTTCATGCCTGTGTAATCAGTTTTGAAGTGCTTGTTCAGAGCATCAAGTTTGCCTTGATATTCATCGACGATTTTGAGTTCTTTCTCAATCGCGTCCATAAGATCAGCATGATCAGGAATCGAAAGAGGATTCGACAGAATAACTTCCACATTCATGGCATGTTTTCTGATGTGTGCGTCGTAGTGTGCACGACTCGCTAAAATTAATTTATTTCTGATACTCATAGTGTTAACTCCTAAAGGATGTTAAACTACAGGAGGATTCGACTCAGGATATCGATATAGTTTGATTATGTCTGAGACCACGACTCTCCCGAGTGGTGGTTTCGCCTATTGAAGGCTCCTCAGTCAGACTGATAAATGAGAAGGATGTACCTTCTCTTAACTGGAGCGTCAGAGCTATGCGAATGCATAGTGAGACTTAGAGGTGTTTCGTAGGTCCAACGATCCTCGTTGTGGAGGAGGTAGAACCTTCGATCTCTTGTTCTCTGGCAATGCTGCAAGAACTCTGTTGTGCAAATCTTGGAGTGGGTCCCAGTTTTCATAAAGTTCCACGAATGTGTCCTTTACGATTGCTGAGAATTGCTCCATGTCAGACGGTAGACAACTGAAGGAATCGTGAATCAATAGGAATTGGTGTATTCCAGATTCTTTCGCTGTCAGTGCCGCCATCTGCAAGTGAGTTGCATCACAGCTGTGCACAAAGTTCGGAGACATAGATGTTCTTTGTTTACTTGCTACCAGTTGGTCTGTGTAACCATAAACAAATCTATTCTGTAATCTGCGACCTTTCACTGTCACATTGACACGTGCTTCTTTCACCTTATAGTAGGCATTGTAGACTGGGAACGACAACGGTGTGAACCAGGTGATAGGAAGATTCTCCTTCGCCATGATTCCTGCCAAATGCTGTAACCAATCCATAACTTCCATAGGTTTAGGAGCAATCTGTCTCAAGACAGTGTCCAAGTGGTTTGCTAGATAGACTGCAGATTTAATTGGGTTCTCGAATTTGTGCTTCTTCTCAGAAATCACATCCGACATCAATTGCTCTGCCCATCCAAACAATTCCATCTTGTTCGTACTGTTAGACTTTGTTACACCGCCTTTACGAGAGCCATAGCAAATTGTCATAGTTGAACGTTTGGTTGTCTTTCGAGTGATACCAAAGTCCAACCATTCAGTTGCTAGTTTCTGCGTAGCCTCGTCTGCATTCTTCAGATCATCCTTTAGAATTTCTATGAGGATTTCTGCGGCATCACGGTAAACGTCCTCTGGTTGTTCGCCAGGAATGAGGTTCACTCGTTTGCCTGTGGTATCATCTCGGAGCATAGCACTGAAGTGCTGTAATCCAGAGTTACTACCATCGATTGCAACTGGCAGATGACATATGTAAGAGGAACCTTGAAGTTGCCACTTACGATATTCAATGCATGCTGCTGCAAACAAGAATGGCTCAGATGCACCATCTTTACCATCTTCCCCATAGAACCACTCAGGATCTGTAAATGGATCTGCACCGAACGCCATGATTCTGTCATGGTTATCGTCGACCCACTTGACTCGATTCTCGAATGATGCTTTGGAAATCTTATCGAAGTCACCAGTGTTGGCTAGGTGAATCTTCAACCAATCTCCAGCTTCTTTAGTTTCAATTGGCTTGCCATCTGCGAACATCCAAAGCGATTTCATCCAATCTGCTGCTTGATGATTTAGCGATGGGATCGCGTAGACTCGACCACGGAAATCCAAGAATGCTGGTAAGAACATACGTTCCTCGTTGGTCATAGACCGAGCTTCAGTCAAATCTGACAGGAATGTTGCCTGTAGCGACTTGTACTGATAGCCTTCCTTCTTGCTTAGTCCCTGTGGTAGGGAGCTCGGTGGAATCTTTCTGAACTTTCTCACATGCTCACCCTTGTCAGTTACCGAGAGATGATTAATCTCATAGGCACGTCTAATGATGTGAACTAGTTCAGTGTTGATCTTGAGTGGAACGCTTTGAATAGCATTCACAGCATCAACCCACCGAGCACCCAAGACAGCAGACTCGCGTACTACTGCTTTGTGATCACGGTTCCAAGTCTTCACCAATCGCACTTTAGATGCGACACGTTCATCGTAGTAACTACCTTCGAGAATCGATTTTGGTTCAGACAACATTGGAGAGAACACAGGTTTAGATATGCGTTGATTGTCATAGATATCGTCCATGTGTTTCAGCGCACTATCAGTTAGCACTACTCTTGTGGCTTCATTACTTATACCACCAGCGTTCTCAGATCTAATGATCACAAACGCAGGATCCGACATAGCGCATACAGTTTCAATCAGGTTCGAACCGAGCACTAATGCTCTGCGTTTGAATTCGAGTTGATCTGTAGGTTTGTCTTCAATTTGATCATAGCACATAACTCCAATTTTACTTGCGAGTGCTGTGTATGAAGATTTATCACTAGTCCCTCCTCGAGACTTGTGTTCACCTGTTGTGTTAGAGCTTCCCTTGCCCATGTTGAATAGGACTTGGTATGCGAAGATAACGCAAGGTGCCGCACCAATCTTCTGTGCGTCTAACTGCCAATCCATCATAGGACGGTGTGGCTGGTTAGTTGTAATTACTTCTTCGAAGGCACTGATAGTGTCACCTGTCAGATCCTTCATAAAACTAAATTCTGGTGCTGTCATTCGACCAGATGCTTGAGCAGATACAAACTTACGATCATATCTATCTACACCTTTATCGAACATACCAGATTCATGGAACTTTTCTAAATGTTCGTTCATTTCTGTTCCTCGTATAAATAACACATCATTGTGTAAGACTCTGGGAGCCTCGCCTGCAGAGCGTGCGAGAATAAGCCCAAAGTTTCGTCCATTTAGGACTCATCAGTTACACTGATTTCTACTTTCTTGAAGATTAGACCTGCTTTATCGGCTTCTTCTTTGTAAGTGTTGAACACTCCGCGACCATAGCCATGCATGCCTTTAGATTCTTTGTGACAGAAATACACTGAGCCACTGTGGTTCGTGACTCGATATGCATTTCCTACATCTTCAACTTTTGTGATACCAGAAGACATTCGCCAACTGTCGCTGCCGTTATATCCTCCGTACCAACAACCGAAGACTTTCTTCAAGTCCTCGCCAATTTGTACTATTTCCCATAGGTCTGGGGCATAGTCATAATCTTTACTATAATCATAAGATTTCATATTTGTTCTTTCATATTAGGTTTGTTGTATCCAACTTGGTTGCTCTCGTTTCTTCCACGAGAACATTCTTGATTTGTCGCCTATGTAATAATTCTGATAGGACAACACAGAGTTGCCAGGAACCTTGTGATGCTCAGGCATCGCTGGTGTGGGTTCTGTGAATAAGCCTACAGGAATGTTGGTTGGTAGTCTGTTCTTCAACATGTCTACTAGACCAATCGCCTGTGTCTTGTGAACTTTACCATAGCGATATGTATACTCTTCACATAGCTTCTCTAGAAGATCCGCTAGCCACATGTAGTTCTTGTCGCTTGCTCTAGTCCATACTGCTGACGGATGGTTAGCATGCGTACATGAATACATCAGTTCGTTGCGATCGTCAGGTAAATTCCAAGTCCTCTTCTTTCGTCCAAGACTCGAGATTCTAATTCCTTCAGTACCATCTAAAAGTCGATGAGTGGTTGAGAGCAACTGCGCATACTCCAATATCATTTTTACGCAATGCTTGTCCACGTGCATCTCTGCACATGTCTTCGTGTCGTTGTCTAAATAGAATATGTTCAATTGATCCCACTCCTTCTCTTGATAAAATGCCCACGGTGGAATATACATTATAGTAGTTCCCTGTGTTTCTGTTTGCGACTCTTCAGTTTATCTTTCTTACTGAGAATCTTCTTGGCTTTCTGAAATCGCAATGCGTACTTTTGCACTAGATTCCTCTTCCTTCTGTTTGTCATAATGTTTCTCCTCTAACATAGCGAAGAACCATCTACATTGATTGTCAGGAAAATTAAATGTATACTTGTCCATTTCATTTCTCAACGTGGTGTAGAAAATATCTTCACTTTTGAAAAAAGCAACCCACTTAGTGAGTTGCGTTAGATACTTTTCTTGCATGTAGCTTTTGACTTCGTTGAAGTATACAGTGCTAACTGGTCTGTTGTGATTGGGAACAGGATACCTGTCACCGAACTTAGACTTTGTCTGAGATGTTGCCTGTGGACCTGCCATGATACCTCCTAGTTGTGAACGTCTTAACTGGAGCGTCAGACTACTTGCGTCGCTTTAGGACTTTCTTCCAGTCCGCTACTTCATAGATCTGGGCGAGCCAGTCTTCAGGTAATTTCTTGCGCAGAATCGAGATTTCGATCTGTGCCTCCTCTAGAGTGTTAACTTCGACCTCAACGGTCTCCTCAAGATCGGGTGCAATTTTAGTTACGATGAATGCCATTACTTTGGCTCCTTTACTTTACGTGGTGGAACAACTTTCTTGATGATAGTCATTCCTTCGTTCCACTGTGCCATCTCTCGTGCTTCTTTGAGAGTCTTGAAGTTGAAATCTTTGCCGTTTATTGTGAATTGCCAATATGGTCTCATGTAGTTGCCTTTCGTTTATATTGTGTCAGTGCTCCAATTCTGTCATCCCAATGATCTTTGTGTTCTAAATCCTCTCGAATAAAGTCGCCGATCAATATGGGTGGCAATCCTTTACGTGCTCTGTAAAGGTTGTGGAGTTTTAGTGCTAGTGCTGCTTCAAATGATAACTTCTGGTTCATTTCGTTCCAATCAAAAGTTATGATCGTAGTATGCGTATGCGTGGTCGTCGATATAGAATCTCCTACCTTTGTGAACCCAACGTGTTGGATTACGCTTGCTACGACGGATAGTTATGATATCTCCTTTAGGATCTTCTGTGATAATCCTTGGACCACCAGTGTCTACGCAAATCGCAGAGAAGCCACCAGGTATAAACTTAGGTGGTTGTTCTTTATTATTCTCGTGACGCATCTCTTGAATCTGAAGTGTGATCTCAGATACTACTTTGAGAACCTTGTATGGGTTCACATCGCTGTAAGCCAAATGCATCGCGAACAGTTTATTATCCTTGTGCATTGCTGTGAGTTGTTCTTTGGTGTAAATTACTTCTTCTTTCATATAGACTCCTTTCATAAAGTTTATGTTGTCTAAGACCTCTCCCGAGGTTTCGTCCAATTAGGACTCATCAGTTAGACTGAACTTTGTCGCAATAGGCTAGTATCACATACTTCGCCTTGTTGATGAGCTTGCGTGCTCTTTCAGGTTCATCGTTCTCTAGCATGTACTGTGCATCGCTGAGAATTCCGACGGATAGTTCTAAAGATCCTGTCTTCAGACGCATGTTGTCTGCTCTCAGAATCATTGTGTCGATTTCTTCAGACAAACATCCGAACATTTCAATATCAACTTTCGCCTTATTCATCGCTATCTCCATAGTAGTCGTCAAAATAATCTTCATCTTCTTCGACAACGTCGCCAGTTTCAATAGCAATCTTGCCAAAGTAAATGATGTCACCAACTTTCTCACAGACAAATCCAGATTTGAACTCTATGATTTGTCCGCCTTCAATACTGTTAGGTGCCTCATCAATTTGACTCATGAGGACACAACCAATGCCTCCAGAGTCGACACTGTACTCGCGTGACTCTGCGTCTCTGTATGTACCATCTCCGTATGTTGTGGAGAAGGACACAAATTCAGTTCCGTCTGCTAAACGGAATCCGCCATCAAGGACACCATTGTCCCAGATTGTTACTCGGCATACTTCATCCCAACGGTCGCTGAGAACGTAACATAAATCGCCTACATAGTAGGTACCAGGTTCCATATACACCTGTGGATTATTCTTGATTTTCATGCTGTACTTCCTTTCATAAGAAATTGTCAAAGACTGCCTCGCGGCAGTTTCGTCTATAGAAGACTCGTCAGTTTGACTGTGTGTTGAATCCGATAGGATCACTATCAGTTAGTGGCGTGAACTTACGACACAATGCGTTCTTTAGCTTTGCCATCTTCTTGCCAATCTTGGAGGTCGCATTCTTCTGCGTTCCTTGATCGATCAACTTTTGGATTTGTGCTACGCTCATCGCTTTGAGACGTGGGTTACCATTCTTGGTTAATAGTGAATTAACTTTCTTCTTGCTCATGTGTTGCTCCTTGTGGTTATAAATTAATCGTCTTTGTCCATGTCATACGCAAATGCTAGCGCAATCTCATGTTCAAATTCGTGCATCATCCTACCTTGAATGTAATATTCGTGGAGGTGTAACGGTACTTCATATAAATCTTCGTACAAACTTGCTGGAATTCTTTTCATAATATTCTTTCTTTAGTTATAGTTCGCAGATGTCTTCGCAGTCATCTACCATGTTCATCTCATCATCGAATACTTGGCAAACTCCGCCATCGATAATTACAATGTACTTGTCTTCGAATTCTGCTATCAGTGGAACTGGTGATTGAACACCAGCGAATCCATAATAGTCTGTGTCACTGAATGGTCTAAACTTTAAATTCTCTAGAAATTCTCTAGTTATCATATAGAAATTGCTCATAATGTTTCTCCTAAAATTAGCTCATATCCGCAGGATCGCGGAAACCAATGAACGTCGGAAAGCGTGGTGCTTCCTTCACTCCGACGGCAAAGTATTTATACTTCACTACTTTACCTAGCAAGAGTTTGGGCTTATTCCACAGCAATTCGCGTTCTTCTTTCTTGAAGCCACTGCCGACTCCGAACTCGGCACCAGTCTTGAGGTCTCGAACCAATAGTTTACCTAAAGTTCCTTTACCTTTGCCTGTGCCTTTGCCTGTTGGACGGTTCCATTCGCCATTGATATCTTTTACTTTCTCGAGATGGGTGTTAGTCATCTCTTCTTCGTATCCAATCACAATAGCTTCTGCGTCAGCGAAACGCTTCACTTTCAACAGAGTCTGTTCTGTTGCAGTTGCGCGACCTTGCTTGTACAATCCATCGGGACAACGAAGCATTGCTCCCTCGTATCCGATATCTAAGAATCGCTTCTCGAAGTCATTGAGATCCTCTTCGTCTGCCACGTGATAATGTGGGACTAGTGTGAGGAACTCGAGACCAAACTTGTCGATTGTCTCTCCTGCTTTATCCAAGCGATCAACGAATTTGTGTTTCGCATGGAAACGATCGAACACGTGGAAACGGAAATCTGGTTCGCCATCCTCTGACATCACACCAGAAGTGGATGCTCGGAATGCGTCATCGGCAGTTGCACTGCCTACAATCAATTCTCCGTCTAATCCTTCAAGTTTCTTGCTAGATAAAATGCTTGCAATGAACTTGTTACGGATGGGTTTCATGTTTCGACTTACAGCAATGCCGTTCTGAATTACGCAACGGATGCCATCTAATTTTGGAGACGCCATCTTAGGGTATCTCATCTTGCCAGGTTTAACTGACTCATAATTGCTAGCCAACATTGGACTAAATACTTCTGCTACTTTCTTGGTTATTGCCATAGTTTTACTCTCTTTCTAATAATTGTTCGTTTGTGTTGTTTAGTATTTCTTCGTGAAATGCTAGGAAATCACGACATAAGTTGCGCATGCGTAAGAACGCACTACGCTCGTGTTCGTTCATGTCTAAGCACTCCATTGTGGATGCTTCGCTCATTGCGTCTACGCATTGTTCAAGTGCACTTTCGGTGTTCTCGAACATACAATAGGACATGTTTGGTGTATTGCTCATAGTTACTTCCTTTCATAATATGTGTAAGACGTCTCCCGACGTTTCGCCTATTGAAGGCTCTTCAGTTACACTTTGTTTAGAAATTTCTTAGCGATCCACATTTTTCCGTTTTCTTTCCGAGGTAGATGTCTAATTTCTTCCACAGCTGTAATGCTGTCAATAGACAACTTATCACCCTCCAAAAGATACACAACTAAATAGTCTGCATTGTCTATCGTTTTACTAGAGATTTCTACACCTGTGTCGCACGCTCTATACTTTACCTGGTAATTTACTTGTTTACCACGTTTCTCTAGAACAACATCAACACCTGGGTAATTTTTAGGCTTTACCACACCGCCTATGTGCTCTGCAAACATGTATTCGGCATATTCACCAATTACCTTGTCTGAACTACTAAACTGTGGGTTCTTGACAGCGAGAGTAAACATGTCGTTTAAGTCTTGTAAATTTTCATTTCTCATAACATTTCCTTTATGTGATTGTGTAAGACTCCTCGCGGAGTTTCGCCTATTGAAGGCTCATCAGTTACACTTGTGATAGCACAAAGCTACCGAAGCACTCTTCGATCCATTCGTAAGGATCTCCTGTGCGTGCTTTCGCAACACCATATGGCATTTCGCCTGTGCTGCAATAGTACGAGAATAACGACTCGTACAATCGTTCAGTCAGACCTTCGCCTTGTTTATACTTGGCTACGTCTTCACTGTATACTGCTAGTAATTCTTTATATGCTTCTGGTTTCATAATGTGTCCTCTATATTTGGATATGTGCCGTTCTCTCGTCCTACCAATTCGAGTTCGAATATGGATCGGAGTTGACCTTGCACTTGGTGTTGTGTGTCTAAAATAGCACGGATGTGCTCGTTGCTCAGATTACAAACTGGAACTTGGCGTTTTGGTTGATCACCATTCTTGCCATAAGTTCCCCAGTGTAGATTCTGACGGATCACTTCGTGCGTGTCATCAGAATAAATTGAGATTTCCTCATAGGGCGCATCCTCGTGAATGTTCCTACGTAGGTAAGCGTTGCCGCCATCTGCCATGTATTCTTTGCCATTGGCATCGAGATGTGTCTGGTAGTCGTGGCGACTGGTTGATCTCAACACTGTCCCATCGGGAGTGCGAATCTGGTTCAATATAATGAATCGTTCTGTCATATTCAATCCTTTAGATTTCATAGACTGATGCGCGAGCGGGATTTACCCATTCTGCGAATAGTCCGTGGTCTCGAAGGATCTGACACAACAGTCCAGATTTGCCAAACTCTGGATTCTCAAGATATGAATCTCCATCGTAATAGTTTAGCCATGTGTCTGATAGCGCATCTTCAGCAGAAATGCTAAAGTTGCCATTATCATCGTAATGCTCGTAAACTGGACAGCCAAGTTTGGCTAGTTTGTTGTATGCTTTAATGTATGCTCGTTTCATAATGTTTCTCCTTGTAAAATGTTGCGAGAATAAGGCAAAATTTAAATGCCTGTCTAATACCCTATGCCTTCCTGTCACGGATCGGTGCATAGTAATGCCATCTGGGCATCCATAGGGTTTCGTCTATTGAAGACTCATCAGTTAGACTGAGATGTAACTTTTACTGCTGTGGTTCCTAGAGCAGTCTCATAGAATTTGGTTTGTTCAGAGTCTGACAGACAATTACTTGTCATGTCCATGAATCTATCACGGATCTCATCTAAACGATTCTCTAAAACTGACATGTCACCATTGCCAACTTCGAACCAAATCTCATATGCTCGATACAAGTCTCTGTGAAGTTGATCTAATGCTATGTTAACCATAGCTTCTTTTAATGTAATAGTCATAATAATTCCTTATAGTGGTAGTGAAAATCCAAAGAACAACAATGCGAAGAAGACGGCAAACATAATAATCCAACCTAGGATTTCTCCAAAGCTGGGTTTATCGTTGAATCGATATTTCATGTTAGTACTTTCCTTTCGAATTGCGTGGATCGGGAATTGGATCGATATCTTTATTGCTAAAGCTAACTTTCCGTTTGAATCCTACAGACGGTTCGTCGTCGAACATCAATGTAGCACGTTGTGTAATTGGCATTACCATATTCCACTGGTCTACAAATGAGTCCAATAAACCATCCGAGTAAATACTCAGAGTTATGTCGTTGTATTTACATAGTGTTCTGAATTCCTCAGAGCTGTAATCTTTATCGTTGATTAAAACGCTTAAACTATGTTTCATAATAGATCCTTTCATAATAATTTAATCTAAGACTGCTCGCGCAGTTTCGTCGTTACCGACTCATCAGTTAGATGTTTAGAACCATCCTAGGATTGCTCCTAGTGGGAATATAAATATTCCACAAGCTCTTGCAATAGTTTTTCCGCTCACATCTAATTGTGAGAACAGTTTAACTATATTTGCGATGTAGCCAAGCACAGCAGCTATCACCACAATAACAAATACAATAGTAAACGCTAATTCCATATTAGTCCTTTATTTCGCTAGTAAATATAAACCAATGTTACTAAATGCGTAACCAGTGTACACTATCAAGTTTGGTAATGAACCTTTGAAGTATTGGTCTAAACCAATCGCAAAGTAAACCAAGCCGATAATGATAATAAGATATTTCATTTCAAACATTTTAATTCCTTTCAATAATTTTCTAATTCTTTTCCTACATACCAAAACCAATTGCGGAAATGGCCAGGAAACATATCACAGTCAGACTGAGCACGATCTCGAGCTTTGTCGTATAGACGTTGTAAGTCCATATAACAATCTACAAGTATCGCTACTTCGTTTAACTGCTTCATAAGTCTATTTGCCTTTTCTTCAGAACAATGCTTTTCCATGTCTGTAGTGTTGGCATAGTAAACCGCAAGCAATGCGGAGGTTTCTAAATAGTTCATATTATAGATCCTCTGCTGCAAGCATGTTACTGTTACCAGCGAATACTTCTTTGAATGCTTTGATGAGTTCTTCATCATTTAGCTTATAAGTGAAACTTGAAGTGTCACACTCCATGTGAATGGCACTTACCATTCCCGCACGGTTAAAACCGTTGTATATAATTTTATTCATAATAATTTCCTTTCAATAATAAAATAATCTAAGACTGGATTTCTCCAGTTTCGTCGTTACCGACTCATCAGTTAGATGCTAATTCAGACAACAGTGACTTTGAAACTTTATCAATTGCTTCGATGTCTGCTTTTACAAAGCGATTACCAAACTTGATAACAATTTCAGAAGTGTTTTCAGCATTTCTAGCATTTAGTGGGCAAATGTATCTGCTGCTTTTTACTGTAGATTCTAAAGTTTGAGATGTCTTGTTCACCAGAACAGTTACACCAGAAGGATAACTTACACCTTGCATAGATCTGTTAAATCTAATTGGCTTAACTTCTTTTAAGTTATTCAAATAAAATACTGTTACAAGACCACTATTTTTACATACTTTTTTCATAAAACTCCTAATAAATAAATGTTAAGCGTAAGCGGGATTTGAACAGCCAGTAATAGCAATCTTCAAATCGTAATATTTGTTGAACCAAGGAAGTTTCCTATTCTTTTTGTTAGGATACCCTTTTGTTCGGCCACAAACTTTTACAATAAACTGCTCATCTTGGTGCATACCAATAAAAGCATTTAGTGTTGAGGTGTGTTTCACATTAGAATTAAAGAAATCTTTCGATTCTAGAATTCGACTATTCGTGCTTCGATTCAAGCCAACGGCTGTGAACATGTGCTCTTTTAAGCGTGGCACATAAATTAGAACTAAGTTTCGTTCTTTGTTTTTCATATAATACTCCAATCATAATAAGATAAATAAATCTGTTTCGTCGTTTCCGACTCATCAGTGTGGATACACATCCACATACAGAGCACCTTGTTTGCGGCACAAGATGCAAAAGCCCTCGCTAGGATTGGATAAAGGGATCCAATAATAGAGAGTGTTCGATTCGCCATAAAGGCATGCTCTCGAACTCGCATTATAATCTAAGACTACCATGCCAGTGTTTCTGGTCTTATTGATAGTTTCGTCGTTACCGACTCATCAGTTAGATGTTATGCTGCTTCCAATTCTTCGACAGTCTCTTCGACAATCTTGACGGTTGCAACTTTAGCCTTATTCTTTACAGAATTGGCTTTCAATGCTAATTTCTCAGCTTTGACACGAGCTTTCTCAGCGAGTTTGGCTTCGTGGTTCAATTGGCGAGAAACTAATTTCTCAGCTTTCAATTTGGCACGAGCTTCCGCACGTTCAAGTTTGGCTTGATTCCATGCGGCATCTTTCGCTGCTTTGCGTAGAGCACGTTCTTCGGCTTTGGCGAATTTCGCACGTTGATATGCGGCATCCTTCTCGGCTTTAGCGATTGCTTTGGCTTGAGCTTTCTCTTCTTTGATACGAGCAATGTCAATATCAATGAATCGTAGAGCTTCTTCAGAGAACTTTACATTCTTGAAGCCCATGTCACGAACTTTGTTTCCAAGTTCATAGCGATCTGTAAATGTTCCAATTTCTTTCTGTTCAACAATTTGAATGTTGCGAATCAGAACTAATTTGTTATCTACAAGTTTTACTTCTAATGGGTTAAAGTTTGTTTTCATAAGATTTACTTTCTATAGTTAAAGACAAAATTGTCCAATACTTCTCTCGAAGTTTCGATCATATAGATCTCATCAGTTGGACTGATTACAATTCCGCACGCAATAGTTCCAGTTCTTCTCTTGCGAGAATCTTCAGTTGCTTGCGCACTAACTATTTGTGTAGATTTGTATTGACGGTGGTTCCAGTCAAATGGGACATTCACATAGTTCCAGTTCTTCTCTTGCGAGAATCTTCAGTTACTTTTCATACTAACTATGAGTAATCCTGTTTTGTTCAGTTCACTTTCGTGACTAACCACCATTGTGGTGTTTGTGGAAGTTTTACAGATCTTCCAACTGGTTGAGTTCGATTTATTATTTATAGACTCCATCTGCACAACTCTGGACTAGGTCTTTACTACAGCGAGATTATTTGGATCGCAAATCCATTTGTAAGATTGAGGATTACAACTCCTAGTAAAATTAAGGATTACAACTCCTGTCAAGTTCGATAGTTTTACATCTTTCTGCATGACTCTGGACTAGATGGATCGATCGGGATTGCTCCTTTTCTTTCTAAGGAGTGTTTAGTCGGTCTGAGGAGGCTTGCAGTCATAGGATCCTAGAAGCCCTCGACAGGAGAGTAAAGGAGGACTAAAAGTTGCCCTCAGAGCTCGGCTCCTCCTCGTGTTAAGCATTTTTCTAACCCTTAGAATTGACTCGGAAAATTGTTATAATTTATCGCAGGAGCTCGGTCTGAGGCGATGATCGACAGGAGAGCTTCGCAGGTCGAAATATTGGTCTAAAAGCGACTCCTGGAGAGGATCTGATTTGTCCTTATTGCCATAGTTGGGTAATCAGAGTGTGACGGTGGCTCCTAAACCTTAGAATATAAAAGGAAATAAAACAGTCTGCCCCATCCTAAACCTTTGAATATAAAAGGAAAATCCCTGTACAGTCTGCCCCTGTGTAAGTATTTGAATACAAAAGGATTATTCTTTGGTACTAACCCTTAGAATATAAAAGGAAATTTCTTAGATGCTGCCCCATCCTAAACCTTAGAATCTAAAAGGGAAATCCTGGGACATCCTAAACCTTAGAATCTAAAAGGAAAATATCCAGTCTGCCCCATCGCAAACCTTAGAATTCACTCAGGAAATTCCCATCTAGAGTTACGTCTGCCCCATCCTAAACCTTAGAATCTAAAAGAAAATTTCTGTAAAATCTACCATTTCTGGACAGTCTGCCCCACTGCAACCCTTAGAATTACCTAAGGATTTCTCTACTATTTCCTCTGACGCTCCAGTTATGGAAGAGTAATGAATCCTCCTAGACCCTGTCAGCGAGAAAAGGAAACCTTCAATTTCCTCTGACGCTCCAGTTATGGAAGAGTAATGCCTTTGGCACCCTCTCCACTGGGTCTTCTCAAGACTCCATAGTCTGACGGTCACATTATCAGTGTTTACCCTCATGACTCAAATCACCTACCAGTGAGTGCCTAATACCAATTAGTCTCCTCACTACTTACTGTGAATAAGCTTACCATCATGTCTCTGCCCAAGCATGAATGAGTATTGCTGTATGCAACTTATCCCTGTAAGCTCCTTATATAGTACTCATCCTCCTGGTGAGTATCCTTAGGGCGATCATAACCTTAGTCCCTTACTTAAGTTTTATCTTAAGTTATCACGTTGTCATGTCGATAATTAAGATAACTTACTCCTTAGGATCTTAAGAGTTCCTTACACTAAGCTCCTTAGGCTTCTTAAGATTATCATTAAGATTAATATTAAGATTATCAGGTTAGTGAGTCCTCTTAGCCTCACTCAAAGACCTTCTTAGGGTTACCAGTGCTTCTAATTAAGATTAACCTTAAGTTATCCTTAGTCAACCTTTATTAGCATTAGGTGATCCCTTAGTTAGCATTAGGTTATCATTAAGTTATCCTAAGTACTTAATGTAATTCCTAAGCGATGATCCTAAGGTTATCTTAAGGATGATTCTTAAGATTACCATGTGCATAGCGAGCTGCTGCCTCATTCGCACGTCCTCCTTCATCAGATCCTTACGAGTACTGCTTAGGTCTGCAGGATGGGTTGGGGGGTGTAATCGAAAAAACTGGCGTGCCTTCCGTGCCGCACCTGGGCAAATTTAAGCCATCTTTAACGTGCCTGGAGAGGTTTCCAGACCCACCCCTCGACAGTGGTCGCTCCCAGAGCAAATAGTTGCCCTGCAGCCCTCGTCCTGCCTCGTTCCCCTTAAGGGACGTTATCCTAAATGCAATTTTGATTTGACGGTGACATCATTTTGGAATTCCCTTGAACTATTCTTTAAGTTAATCGCGCGAGTGCCCATGCGCACGTGAGAATTTAAACAATGCTTCAAACCCTACAAAGAGAGATGAATTATGACTACCAGAGTAGACTCCGTGGACGGTAAAATGGCCATGTATGAATCCCTACAAGCTCTCAAACCTCAGATTGAAGCCCAGAAACAGGGTTTGCCGATGCCTGCACAGGACATCTTCGACTCCCTAGTCCCTCTTCGACCTGCCAAGTGGTGGGAAGAGACATACCTTATCCAGTTGCGCCAGTTGTCTATGTCGATGTACTTGGTGTCGTTCTATCAACGCAAGGAAGCAGATTACGCTCACAAGGGTGACATGGCCGAGGCGAGGAAGTACTCCTCTCAGGTTCAAGCCAACATGGTAGTCGTGAAGCATCTACAAGGGTTGCTGCAACTGACACCTACCCAAGTCAAGGGAGAGTCCCGCAAGCATCTTGGTGCCTTGGACATTGACGCTGAGATTCGTTCTGTGGATGACCTTCAAGATGGCTTAAACTTGTATTCACACTAAGAAATCATGTCAAAAACAGCTAATCCCTTCTATAATTCTACGATTTGGAAGCAACTCAGACTCAAAATACTGGCTAGAGATGGTTATACTTGCGTAAGATGCAAGCTGACCCTCGCCAGTAAAGATCTGCAGGTTGATCATATAGTACCCATGTCAACCCACCCACAGTTCGCACTTGAACCAGGAAACTTACAGACCCTATGTCGACGGTGCCATACTCGCGCACCCACATCTATGGGCAGAAACTCAGACTATCGTGAGAGACCCTTTGTCGGTCTAGATGGTCTTCCAGAAGGATGGTAAATATAAATGATTCTCACCAAAGATTGGCAAGAGTTCCCAGAACATTGTAAATCTGCTGTCAGATGTGGTTGGATTCCACTTGACAGAGACTATGATAAGATTAAACCCAAGGATTGGACACGTGCTGAGCGAGTAATGGCGTTCATTGAGAAGGAGTGTAAGGTCCCAGAGGGTTCCCAAGTCGGTAAACCTGTGATTTTATCACCATTCCAAAGAATGTTCATCAGAGCAGTTTACGACAATCCCAATACAGCAACACGTCGCGCAATTTTATCTATCGCCAGAAAAAATGGCAAGACAGGTTTGATTGCTCCACTAGTGTTAGCACACATTATAGGTCCAGAGGCTAGGAAGAACTCCCAGACAGTCTCTGGTGCTATGAACAGACAGCAAGCTGGCATCGTCTTTGACGCCATGGCTAAAATGATTAATTTGAACACCAACATGACAGCTAGAGCTGCTGTGGTCCCGTCGCAGAAATCAATTAAAGGGATCACCACAGGTGTTACATATAGAGCATTGGCTAAAGATGGCGCAGGAGCCCAAGGATTATCACCAGCAGTCGCAGTTTTGGACGAAGCTGGTCAGATTGTAGGTCCTACAGACGCATTCTTTGATGCGATCACGACCTCCCAAGGTGCTCACGACAACCCTCTACTTTTAGTGATCTCCACTCAAGCAGCTTCTGACAGTGATCTCCTGAGCATCTGGATTGATGACGCTCAGAGGTCCAATGATCCATCCACGGTGTGCCACGTTTACGAGGCAGACAAGGATAGCGATTTGATGGACGAGAATCAATGGTACAAGTCTAATCCCGCTTTGGGAGTATTCCGTAACATTGAAGACTTGAGGACCCAGTTGAGTCGTGCTGCCCGAATGCCTACTGCCGAACCATCAGCAAGAAACCTCTTGTTAAATCAAAGAGTATCACTTCTGACTCTGGCAGTTGCACCTTCGGTGTGGAAACTTAACGGAGCGGAGCCAAACGACGAGTTATTCTACAGTTATCCCGTTCACTGCGGTCTCGACCTATCTGCTAGGAATGACTTGACAGCGTGTGTGTTGTCAGTTTTAGATCCTGAGACAGGTCTGGTTCACACCAAGCCCATTGTGTTCACACCTTTGGATAACATTGAGGATAGAGCTAGACAAGATAGAGCACCATATGATACATGGGCAAAGTCTGGTCACATGATAGCTCTACCAGGTAGACATCTAGACTACGGTATGATAGCCGAAGAACTAGCTAAACAAACAAAAGGAATGACTATAGCCAGTGTGCAGTTTGACAGGTGGCGTATAGATGATTTCAAACCTCGCGCAGATGAGTTTGGATTTGCCTCAGAAAGTGAATGGATCCCAGTAGGTCAAGGCTTCAAGGATTTCTCACTTCGTGTCGATGGACTTGA